CAAATACTTCGGGTGCACTTCTTGATCGAGCCTTAAAAAGCTCTTCAAATTTAAATTGGAGAAGTTACTTACAAGGTTTCCGTAACTCACATCCGTATATGATGTTGCCGTGGTGGATAACCTGTCTGGATTTCCTACTGGGATTGGAATAAAATTATTATTTTCATCTGTCGAGTAGTTCTTTATGAATCTTATCGGTATGTTTTGATTTGTTAAAGCAGACTCTGTAAATCTTGTTAGAGTGCTGTCTACACGCCTAGAGGATGTTCTCTTTGAGAATTCTATACTGTCTGGCCAGTTGTACGCGCTGACTGCGAAAGAATCCATTGCTCTTCTCTTGTACTTAGAAGGGTCGGAAGCCTCCAATATTGCAGGATTGCTTTCAAGTTCCGTTGCAACGAAAGAGTAGATATTATTTCTTCTCAAACTAGTGGCTATCGGATGTTGCCCGGCCCTTAATTGTTTCCAAGAAGGGTATCCATATTGCCCGCCTCGGTTTGAGATTATAGCATTTAACAACAAATGAGATCCAATAGCGCCTTGAGAACCGGTTAGACCATCAATCATTTGTCCAGATGGGTCAACAGTCGATGCACCTTCGTTGACGGTTTGATTCGAATTCAAAAATTCGTCATTGATGTAATTGAAATCACTGAGGTCGAATTTGTTTGGTGATGGGCTCGTTCCAACATTTACTGTTGTTTTTGATGCAGCGTCATATCCAAGTATATTACTGTCTTTGTCAACATTATCCAAAATTATCGTTCTCAAGCCAGCAAAGTCAACCGGTGTGAAATCAATGAATCTATTTTTATCGTTTTGGATGATCTGTTTCGTAGCCAAAAGCAATCTTGATTGTGGAGACGATTGTAATGCTCCATCCTGAATGGCAGCGCCAAGTAAATCCATATTGATATTCGTTTTGAACGACCCAACTTCACTAGCACTTAAGAACAGTGGTGAAGAGGATGTTTGAGCACTTGTCCCAAACTCAACTGGCTCAGTAAAATCAGACTCGAACCTTCTGTAACTTCCTGTAGTCTCTATGGTCGAATTCCTAATCCAGGCGTAGCCAAGGTCAGTTTGCGGTATCTGATGCTGAACAAAGAGGTTGTCAGACCTTACAAATATATCGTCGCTGCCTCCATTAGAAATCGCAGCGTATCTGTGGTTTCTGTTAGTCTTGTGGTAAGACGCACTAGGTGTCGAAGAGCTTACAGAACTTAAAAACCTATGACCGAAAGCTTCTGATCTCTCCGCTGCGAAAACATCCAACATCATTCTTTGAGTTAGATTCCTGTAGTTTAGAGAACTGTATGCTGATATCTGATTTGTCGCAGTGTCTATGTGAGGGCCGCCGTGGGCTGTCCCTGCAGTCTCAGGGCCACCTGGCGATGAAAATCTGCTAGTAATTAAATGTTTTTTAACTTCTCTTTCTGGTCTCACTGTATCTTTATATCCATAAAAGTAGGATGAAGAGAACTCTTCTGTTAGTCCGAAGTTAGTGGCTACATACCCACCCTTATCGGAAGAGTGAGAGAGGAAGTGATCAACCGAATAAGTCTTCTTCTCATTCTCAACAATGTGATCTTTCGACATCTCAACAGAAGTGCCAAGAACGATCTGATAGTCGTGCTGGTAGTTGCCGAGATTCAAACTAGCTGTAGATGTTTTTATGTTTCGAATGTTGACTGGCCTCTTTGCAAGAGGATCTCTCAGTACGTTTGAACGACCAGCGTACGAACTAGTCAAAGATACTTTAAATAGAGATGGGGACTGCCCAGTAAAATTCGAACCTTCCATATCTGGGTTTAAAACATACAATTGATTGTGTGAGGCGCTTATAAAAAAAGCTTCCCTTCTGTCCGATCTCCCGTCTAGCCCAGTTTTGTATGTACCTGCCTTTGACTTTCTCCCTATACTAACACTTGCGCTTCTGTTCAGTTCTATGTGCCTGTGGAAGTGGCCACCGACGTGATGCTGGGTGAACGGGCCCTGTATTGGTATCTCCCTGTCATCGCCGTAAGCGTCATCGTGAAGGTTTGTTATCTCAACACCCTTCTTGAAGTTGTCGTATATCTCTTTCTTATAATCTGTCGGAACGTCTATAGAACTACTGTAAAGGCTGAATGGAAGAACCGTACCAATATCAAAATCTCTGTTTGTGTCGCTTATATCAGCAGTGCCTCGGAACTTCTTCTTTTCAAATACCTGTCCGCCCTGCAATCTATACTTAGGAATATTAACATCATCACAAACTGGGCCCGCATCAATGTCTGATCCACTAACTCTTATGTAGTCGTTGCTGCCAGGGTTTGTCGTTCCCTTAAAGAAGTCCAACTTTTTGTTCAGGTGAAAGTTTGATCCGCCGTGAAGAACGTGCTGGATACCTGCCTCTAGTTTGTATGGTTTTGTAAGCCTTCTGAGAGTATAAGTCGACCCGGAGGCGACTGTATTTATCCTCTTTCTTAATGTCTCTCTTTGCGCGTCGACGGCAGCATCGCCTGTCGAGATTCTTGTTGCCTTTCTGTTGGTCCTGTCTTTCCACCATCGGCAGTTCTCACTTTGTTCCAGCAAGATGTCAGCGCCGCCTGTAAAGCTAACCGCCGTGCAGTCGGTAACGGTTTCTGTTATGGTAGTATTTCCGGTGTCCCCTGAGATTGCCTGAGTTAGCGTTAAAACATTATCAGTTCGGGATACAGTAATTTTTCCATTGTGCCCACCAGCGCTTTCAATAGCTGTCTTTAGTGCTGCCGCCTTGTCATCAAATCCGTTATCCTGGTCGAAGTGTAGATCCGAAGCTGTTGCGTCAGACTTTGGGATATACACCCTGCTTGTTCCATCTGTAGATATTATTGTAATTGCACCGCCGTCAATACTGCCACCATCAACGTCAGCAAAGGTAATTGTAGCTGTAGCACTGACGGGCCCAACGGTCGAGGGAAGAGGCGCGTGACCGTGCTCCCAGTCATATGTCAGTTCGTTTATACCTAAGATTCTACCTTCGGGATCAGCCTGCTTCATCTCCAAAGTAGGAAATTTAGCCCAATACTTATTTCTCTCTAGGGCGTGGGACTCGATAACATTCTTTATACCGTCAGTGAACGTCGTACTAGCTGGTTTGTACTGGTCCAAAATGGTGGACAACGAGTCGTCAATCCACCTATAGAACTCGATATATTTTTCTACGTCTGGGTCGTTTTCTACGTTTTGAAAAAACAACGCTCTCAGTTTGTCTAGTGGTTTATAGGTCTGGCGATACCTGTCTACAGGCTCCCCTATGACGTTGCCAAAATCTCTTATCGATGAAAAGAGATCGATCATTTCCTGTGAGATAGACTGGTACATACTCTTTTCAAAGGAGAAGACATAGTTTACGGGCCTGGAGCCTCTGGTAAAGGTCTTGTCATCATCCGAGAGAATTCTTATCATGTCCGATGAGACAATGTTCTCGAATTCCCTTTGTCTGTATGCCGGGACGTATTCCAATGCTATGCTGGATGTAGAACTCGCCTCAAAAAAATCACCTCTAGCTGGATGGTTGTACGCTACTATCTGACCTATATCTCCATAGCTCGTCACCTTATCAATTGAACCAGAAGAGAAATCTTGAACTACTAGCTGGCCTCCAGCAGTAGAGCCAGTAATCATTGCGAAGTCCCAATTCATCGCGAGAGTCTCTATATTCGGTATGTGATTGTCTATACCCGGCTGCAGAGAGAATGCGCTCTCATAAGGATCTTTTACTCCATAATTTTTTGGGTCTACAGCGTGCTTTGTGATGGTCTCATCATCTAAGTACTTTACCCAATGTCGTACTGAAGATATCTTTACATCTGATTGTTGTAGGACTGATCCTGTAAAGTTTCTCCTATGTGCGCCCACAAATATTCTTTTAGAGAACTTATGAAAGTCTGCGCCTTGGGCCTTGGTTATGTCTTGAGATAGTTTAAATTTGTCTTTTACCTGTCCGGCTTCTACATTTACACCAAACAATTCGACTGTATACGCAGCATTTGAACCACTAATTAAACTACCAAAGGAACTACCAGATGGAGCTATTCTAAAGGCAAAGTTCCATTTCTCGCCATCGTACACATCTCTAAATACTTTGGTTTGTTGTTCAGATATTATCCCAGAGGTCGACTTTAATATAAACCTAGCATTCTTTGAGTCTTCTTCCTCTTTTGCAGCTAAGATTTCAAAGTTGGCAAAGTCTTTGTCAGAAGCTCTAAACGTAAGGTTACTTGTCGAGTCTCCCTGTTGAACCGTGTGTGCCCCAAACAAGGACGACGATATGGGCGTAGACTTATACCTTCCAGTGTTGTCATTTTCTGGAAACAAATGGGGAAATATTATTTCAGCTTGTGTAGTGAAGGATAAACCTGTGTCGCCAAGAGTTGATCCGGTTATGAACCCTCTTGTTGGCAACTCTGCAGATGTTGTATCCAAACCAAAACTTGAGCTGTATTGAAAAATTGTCGCTGACTTGTTCACACCTTGAAAGTTTGCATACCTTTTCTTGACAGAATCGGCCTCGTAGTTCGGTTTTAACTCGTAAGTAGCGTTATCGGAATACGCCTTGAGCTTTATAAGCTCTTCGTCCACACCGTGAGTCCTCAGTATGTTTCTGAATGCTTTTTCGGTTCCCTTCGACTTATTTATTGTTACTAGTGAATTGTAGAGATTTCTGTATATAAAATTCTTTATATCGTGAAGCTTTTGCTCGAACTCGAACTCTTCTGTTTTATCGGCCAGTACTTCTAGGGCGGTGGCGTCTAAAAACATCTCCGTAGTATCTAAACCGTGAGAGGCCAGTACTTGTGACATGAAAGGAAACGGCTTCACCTCATCATAATCGTTGTATTCTAGATGCTTAAGTTTTGGAAGCTGTCCAATCTGAGCGTGAAGGACGTCGAAATAGGATCCTATTATTTGTAACAGTTTTCTTGTTTGGCCTCTCTCACCGTCCTCCTCCAAAACCCAAGCAGGGATTGTATGAATTAGACAACTAGAATTTGCCAAGTCTCTTTGTAGACCTGCATCAGTCTTCTCATCCACGAACTTGTTGAGTCGTGGGTTTTCTGTGTGTATTATAGGATCTTTAAACTCGCTACTAGCAACACCAGACTTGACTATCGCAGAGTCAGTCGATCTATTGCTGTCTGTATACCCGACAAAAATACCGTTAGAAAGCCTGCCAGAGTAATCCAAAACCAAACTGTCCACGCTCGATGTTAAGGACACACCTTCATTGAATTTATAATAAACACCCAACTTGGAGTTTGCTTCGTCTGTATTAGTACCGCCATTGATTTGTGTAAACCAGTGTCTCGCGATCTCCTTCGGAGACCTTTTAGTCTTCCAGTATCTGAATTCGTCTAGTGATCCAGACAGCTTGCCCCATCCCAAGTTAGAGTTGCCGACTGTGTTATACGGAGGATCTTCAGCTTCGCCCTTTCCGGCCTTACCCGTTGCAAGAGCGCCGATCGTGCCCACTAGTCTTCGATTTACCTTGTCAACCGTCGAACCAGACAAAACCGCTTTATCCAAAGCTCCGTCAACGTAGACACCCCAAGAAAGATTGCTACCTGTATTTTGAACTGTGATTGCGTAATGATGCCACTTTCCATCGGAAGCGCTGGTCGCTAAGTGTGAGCTTCCCAATTCCGCTTGGTGAACACCTGCGGATCCAGATTTGTAGGTGACTACAAAGGGTGTAGAACTAGCAGCAGCGTTTTGCTGGTCAAGCTCAATGGTAAATCTCGCATACTCGTGATGATCTGGCAATGAAGACGAAGACCAAATGTCCAGTAAGACTTCTCTGCGATTGCTCGCACTGAAAGCGTCTTTCTTCAGCCAGAACTCTACAGTGTTGCCTTTGCTTGCGTTTATCTCAAGGTTTGAGGTCCTGTAACTGGAAGTGTTCCAGATATTGTCGATGTGAGGACCACCCTTTAAAGAGATATATTCTTTTACTGTCGGGTTTCTATGGTTATTGACCGAACCTGAAGTAGAAACCGTTGATATACTACTTCCTGGGTTGAACCTAACAAAGCCGTTGGTTCTTGGATATTCCTTTTCAAAGAGGTAAATCTGGAGCGGATTTGAATCGTTTACCCACTCTAGCTTCTCTTTGGCGGATCCGTCGTATGGATAGTTCTGGTAAATAGATTCTATAGATGACTTGTAGTACTCTTCTGCGGAGCCGTACACTGCAAAGTTGGATGCAGTAGAATAGTCTACAACAGATTCATACTTATATTTGTTGCGAATATATTCTTCGATATAGTCAATAGACTCAACATCTTCTAACAGTTGGTTAGAGTTTGTGGGCTTTTGGATATGTTTTGATTTATTTTTATCAAATAAATTATTTAAACTCATTACTTCCCTACTCTAAACTTATGAACTTTATCCTGAACTGTGTTCTTGCCATCTGTCTCATACATAAACTGAATTCCGTAAGAATAACCAGATTCTAAATTAGAAAAATCTAAATCAAAATAGTTTCCATTCTTATCGTGAGAGAGTTTGGTGTAGTCGGTTTGCTGGCCACTGCCAGTACCGAACGGTATTATGTCAAGATCGTCAATAATCCTGAAGATCCTGTAGTAACCGTTTTCTATCGTGTAACCCTCTATGTTATTTGATGCGACGGTATAAATATTCGGCTGCCAATTCTTTTCACGAACAAATAACCTAATTCTAGTGTTGTCGGACTGTTGATACTCTGTCTTTAAATTTGTTATCGTAGTTGTATAACTTGTGCTTGGGTTGTAATCTGCCGCTGTGTGCGTCCTTACCCTGAAGTTTGACCCTGTTACGAGCTGCACACCTTGCACAACGCTAGTTGGCTTGCTCCACACATCAAATATTTCTTTTTCAGAGCCTGTGAAAGCAAAAGATGCCGAGTATATACCCGTAGAAACCCAACCCCCAGTGACTACAGTTGCTCCGGCGACGGTGACGCCACCTCCGATTGGAAGGGTTTTAGGCTTGATCACTTGATTTTTTATGTTGCCAGACGGAAATACTTGCAAATGTATCGATGTGTGTGCACTATTGCTTCCAGAATTCGCTCCGAGGGCGGGTATGTTCTTGAGTCGACCCCTCACAACGTTGTACAAGTACAATGTATTCAAGTTATCCTCGCCCGACATTAAAGAACTGCTAAGATAAAAACTGTTTCTATCGTCGGGAATCGAATCATCCCATCTGGCTTCTATCATAGGCCGTTTGTAGAAGAACTCAGTCGATCTAGAAAAGAATTTCTTTGTGTAAAATGACCTGTTTTTTGAACCATCTTCGAACGTGCCAGACATTTTGAGCATCACGCCGTAATTCTCTCGATCTGGGTCTACTGTTGATTCTGCGACCAGCCATTCTTCGACTAACGCAGTAACATTTACGCTTAGGTTTTCTACCCCTTTTGTGAAAGTTTGTTTGTAATGTGGGAGATTTCTTCCAGCAGTATACCCCACCTCGTGAAAGTCCCCACCTTGCGCTACCCAACTAGTTGCCTGAGTTGGTTTAATCCAATTTGATGCAAACTCGTCAGAGTAACCCTCCATATCCAACCCAGGGCCTTCGTCCCAAGACTTTGAAATTGGCAATACAGCCATATCAAAATTCTTTGGAAGGGTCTGACCGTGAGGGGCGTTGAACACTCTAAGAAAAAACTTCACGTTCCCAGACAACGGCAAGTCGCCGCTGTTCCTCTTCGTAAGGATGTCGGAAACTGGAAAATTTAATAACGCTCTCGATTTTTCAACTGAGCTTGTTGATGCCTGGCCGAGAATAGAAAACACTTCCAAAACGTCAGAGGCCCCCATATTAGAACCCGTCCCCCTATTTATAAGGCCGTGCTTGAAGGCATTTGTGATTGTATTGTCCGCAGTGCAGAAAAATCTCTTAATCGCCATTATACAACCGTCCCTTTTATGTCCCTGTTCGGGTATTTCAACTCGAATATGTGGGTTTCGGGCAAAGTTATAACTCTACCATCCAGGGAGGTGTTCCTTTCTACACTGAAAGAGACGCCAGAGTAGGGGTATCCGTTCTTGTTAATAACATCAATTGAAATAACATCAAGAACTTGAGGGACTCTTTTCAACGCCTCATAGTACTCGGAGATGTATATAGGTTCTCCAATTTCTTTCTTAACGGTAAACAAATTTTTCAACTCTAGGTTTGCTGCACTTAATGCGTCAAACTTATTTTGGTCTCTTTTGACAATTATCTTGTACTCGACTCCATAGTTTATAATAAACGGATCAAGGATATCGATTGTATCACTAATCATTCTTGCACCGTTTAGCCAAGTTTTTAAGTTATTTTTCAAAGTTCTGTTTGATACTGCTAATTTACCTTCGGTATCCTCCGACAATACGTAGAGATTCAAGTTCCTCTTGAAAGAATCTGCATCGCGAATGACAGTGCATCTCTTGATAGCGCCGAAGTTGCCAGGCATTGCATAAGTTAAATTAATGTAGTCCTGTTTTGTCACTGCCCTGTTTTGAGAGGAGAATGCACCCAGTGCCCGGATCTTGACCTCATCTACGGTCGGCAAACTAACATCTCCCACTATCGGTTCTTCGTTCAAGACCTCTATTCCGTTTATTACATAATCACGAACAGACTTGTTTAGTATTGTCAGGTTATCAAACTCTGCCAAAATCGAAGTCTTGTTCTTAACGGATCCTGCCGACGCATTGACAAACTCTTGTGTATTTTCTCTGTAAGATATTGACAGTACCGTATTCGCTGGAGCTACTCCAAGTTTGTCATTTGATGTAAGTTTCGTCGGATCAAAGGTTGCGTCAGATATGTGTGGGCGGGCATGCCTCTTTAACACAACACTGGAGGGGTCTGCGACAGAACCGCTTAAGTCTTGAATTGGAGATCCGTGGCCGAACTGCAAGATCGTGGAAGACCTGTTGTTCTCTACGGTATATCTTCTCGGTACTGTAACTGTTTTTAATAAATTAGGTATCCTGTCGGCGGAGAAGCCAGGGTTTGTAACCGGAACATACACTATTTCTTGAGTCAGGTCGTCCACTTGTGCGTATTCGTTTCCGTCTGAATCAATTACTGATAATATTTCCGAGACGTTTTCGCCCGGTACTTCAACTTTTAGGAATCTCTGGAACGCTCCCACAGTCTGCGTGTAGGTTTTTGTAACCCCAGAGACGACCCGGCCATCGGATTTAACCGCGTAATATGTAGGAGTGCCGTTGGTCTCATCAACTTGGGCCACGACGAATTCACTTGTGGCGACGCTAAACCTCACGTCATCCAATAAAGTAAAAACTGCGCCGGTGTCACTGGAGACCTGACTACCTTTCTTTATAGCTGGTAAATAATTTAAGTCAGGCTCGGCTGTGTTCGGTATCGCAGGCACTAAACAAAAGAACTGACAGACGCCATAAGAGGATGGGGCTTTACTAAACTTATACCCCATAGCCCTGGACAGTTTTATGACATTGTCATACTCTGCTGCCGTTTCTAGAAAGCTCTCATTTGCCTGATAGTCTAAATAGAACGACATTACGTCGCCAACGTAAGCAACTGTGTCAATCATCAACGAACCGAACGAGGCCTCATTGAAGTCCTTATAAGAGTTCGGGTAATATCTTTTTGCGTGCTGCAAGAGAGATTGCCTTATAGAACTGTAATCTCTATCAGTGTAATTTATGGGAATAATTTTTTTAGCCATAGGAAATTTCCTCTCTAATAAATAGTTTCAGTCAAATTTATTGCGAGAGTATTGACATCATCTGTTGGCAAAATAGTGTATGTGACGTGAATACCCAAAAAACTATCATCAGTTCTAAATGTTCCGTCTGGACCTTCGAACATAATTTCCTCTATCCTGATGAAAGATAAATACTTTTTTACTTGAGTTCTTATTCTGGCGCTTATATCCCCGTAAAGCCCTTCGTCTATATTCCTGAATAGATAGTTTCTCAGGCCTACGCCAAAGGCTGGGTCCATAACCCTCTCTCCTGGCGATGTCAACACGATCATCTTCAAATTTTGCTGAACGGTTTCTTTTATCGTCTTTGTTAATCTATACCCGTCAGTCTTATCTAGTTGAAGTGGTAGTTTTGGTGCTATACCTGGCATATTATTCTTCCTCCTCGCAAATCTCTACCGGTAGTCCTGCCGGGTTTGCCCCTTCGACCGTGCAGTTTGCTTGTTTTTGTCTTCTTCCTGGCTCTTCGCCTGGTAAGTGTGGTAACGAAAGTGCTAAAAATCCAACTGGACCGAGAAATGGTCCGTACGCATTGCCTGATCTCTGGGAAACTGAGTTTACTGTATGGTTCACCGACTTTAATAAACTCGCTACACCTCGTCGGACTTTGCCTGCATTGGGCGGAAAGATGCCGCTGATTATCTGAAGTACAGACAAAGAAATATCAACGGGTGCTGCCAAAGTCAGTGGTGCAACTGTATTGTCATCGGTGTTTAAATATCCAGACGTGAATGATCTGCTCGAATTTGAAGATAAATATGGAGGACTCTTTATGGAGCCCCAAGACAACCCATCTCTCAACTTACAGGGGTCTCTGTCGTATATCTTCTTCATCTGAGCGAATGCTGGGTCTACGAGTGCTGCCTGTCCCTTTATAGCGATTATAGGTGCCATTACCACCATCTTTGCTATCTGCGGAACCAGATCACCCAAGAGTGCTTCCGCTACGTTCCCAAAAGGACCAGAAGCGCCTTGGTTACCCTTCATCACAGCAGGATATTCATCGCCACTTATGAGGCCTTCATCGCCAGAACCTATAGATTTTTTGTTTTGCAGTATCCTGTACATAGATCTTATCGACCCTCTAGTCCCACCAAGAAAGTCTCTAAATCCACGTTTTGAATCGAAAAAGTTTTCTTCATTTATAAAATACAGTGCAGCCATACGATTTAGTGGGAAAATCTCTTCGAATAACATTTTGACGTCGGAATTGTAGTCTTCGCTTATAATTTTTCCATCTTTCAATCCAAGTAAAGAGTTTATTAGTGTGTCCTCATATGAATTAAATACGTTCTCCGCTGTTTCTCTTGGCTGTATTCTGCTGTTTGTGTATATGGCAAAATTGCCCATACAATCAACAAGGTTTTCTACCTTTGCTAACTCAAATACAAAGTGTTCAAATTGATCGACTCTGACTGGTCCGAGCTTCATAGATGATAAATATTGAGAGTAATTAGACAGGTTTATTGGGATAGACCCACCCCCTTCGCCAATAACAACCTCTTTGCTAGACGTGCTACCAAAAATGCCGATGTCGCCTTGATATTCGTCGAAATTTGTAAACACAGGGGCGGTCAACTGAAACGTTTCATATCCAGGGATGTAAATCAATCGTAAACCAACTACAGTATTTTCCAAAACATAATGCAGCGCATTTTGAAAACTTGTTCCGCTTTCATTGTTTATAAAATCCGGTGCGACTGGGGTGTTGAGAACCTCTAACAGTTGTTCATACTCGCCAAGTGTCATTCTCCTGCTTAAAGCGAAGTGCAAGTCTGGATTAACTAATCTATTATCTCTTTGTCCATCTTGCCTTTTAGCATAAAGCCTGTATCTGTTTTCGGACGAGTCTCTTTGACCGTTCGCGGTCGCCAAAGCATAATACAGAGCATCAATCGCTTTTGCCAAATAGTTTGGATCATTTTGCGGTGGCTTTACATAAAAATACTGTTCTACCCTGAATTGTCCGTGAGGATTTTGCCGACCTAGGGTAGGATAGGATGAGTAGTCCAAGTACAAACTGTTAGGTCTGGAATCGCCAAAAATTTGAGAGCGGGACAAGACACTCTTGCTCGACTCATATTGATCAATTAATTGACTAAAGAATTCTTCTTTGTAAGATGAGAACTCTGGTTCAAACAAATCCTCTGCCATTGTGATAACTTCCTGCTGAACGTCTTGCATTAGTTTAGCTATAACCGACACCAACGCATCCTTATTGTCAGATTGATTTGCTATTTTCTTAACTCTGTCATAAAAGTTTATCTTATATTGTTGAGAGTTTTGAAAATCTCTCTCAAGAGTCGTCTCCATATAATCATATAGGTACTGTACAATAAAATCCTGACCTAGAATTTGTGAAGGTCTAAATCTAGAAAAAAGAAAGATACCCTTCAAAATAAACTCGATGACAAAAGTTCTGATATACAAAAATACTAGTTGATCAGAAAAGCTTTCTTCGAGAGGGCCTGGTTTGCTGAAGTCTCTATTTATTGGATTATTTTCTTCCCTACTTAACGAATCTTTATAGTCTTCCATTGCTTGTTGTCTTATCTTTTCGAAGTCTATTGGGCGATCTTTGTTCTTTATAAGACAAACCTTATCAGACCTTACATCTTCAAAATACTTTTCGGAGATTCTTGTTGATAATTCGCTTATTTGTCCTACATTAAAGTATCTGGAAGTCGAGACGCTTTCGGCAATCTTGTCCATAAAGTTTTGAGACAACATTGTAAAATGAGAAAGTTCGTAGCTCGATTCATCTGTATCTCCGTATGAAATCGCTTTCCATAGAATTGAGTCAGTGTTCCAGTTTTTTAACATTGGCTCTGTAAAGTATCTATTCTCCGCCAGGTCCCTGAAATATAGCCTGTTAATTTTTGATTCTTCCACGCTTTTCTCAAGGGAGTTCCTTACAAATTGCGCAAAGGCTTCTGGCCTTAAAAGCTTCTTTGTATCAGTGTTTTGCATATCCGGTGCAGACAATCTGAGGTCTCTTAATTGTTCAGACATCTCTTCGTGATAATTGAAGGTCTGCATTTGTCTCAACTCACTTTCAAAAACGCGAGCAGGTCTATCAACCTGAAAGCAGTCCTCTGGAGTGTGGACGAAGAACTGATCTACTATTTGACAATTGAATTGATCTTTAACACGATTGTCCACAACTGAATCAGTAAACTGCTCCAAATTATCTTGTGGAAACTTGGTTGTAGAGTTTATTCTATATTGTAATTGTGGGCCTTGCTTTTCGAGGTCGTATGTCCCAGCAAGATCGAACGCTAATTCAAGAAGGCCAGTAAACTCTATGCCTGTAAACTTTGGATATGGTCCAGAGGTTATTCCAACAAAGTTGTTTTTTGGCTCCAAAAGATAGTTCCTAAATGAGGGAAAGATACTCGCCTCCTGTCTGATGTTCTTTGAAGGGATTAGCATTATCTTTTCAAACAAGTCCGAGTCAATCTTGTCAGCTAAATTGAAAACTAAGTCAGGGGCTGGCTCTACATTTGTAACTCTCCCATTATCATCAATAGTGATGACGCCTGGTTTTTTAATTTTGGTAAAATGATCATCGGCCGGATTTGGTTCTTCGACCTGACGGCGTACAAACTCGTGTTGTGCCATACCAACGTGGTCATATTCTGGGTCATCTGGATTTAGCGGTCTTTGTGAAGCTTCATAAAATGTCGGGACATATCCAGATAGATCGTTGTCAAACACCATCTCTATGTTTCCAAACACGCCCTTAGAGGCCAATCCCGCCAGTTTGAGACTGTTTTCGTTCATATATGGGTTAGGCAAGCTTTGAGGCCCTAACTCCGCCACAAGGGCATCCATAGGGTTCTTTTTGAGCAAACCTCTCATCGCCTCCCTTCTTGCAGATGCGTCGGCAAGCGCTCTTGATATTTCATCCTCAGATGCATTCGCTGACTCTAAGGTTTCTCTAAGAAGTATATCGCCAGCGCCGATATCATCTGGACATCGAACATCGCCTAACACTATGTCTGGGTTTTGTGAAATCTTGTTTAAAAGGTCATCACTTACAAAATCACCAACAGTTTCAAAAATTTCTTGAACGACTCCCGTATCTTGAACGTAATTCTTTAGGTCTGAGCAATCTGATTTTATTACAGTCAATATTATGCCTAGAGTGTCTTTGTCCGCGTTGCCGGTTAATAACGAGGATATCTCGTTTGGAGTCAAGGCCAAGGATATGCTTTCAAATATGTTAGCGATATTGGCCAGCATATTTGTTGGAACCCCAACTCTTTCAAAAGACTTTATTGCAACCGTCGTTATTCTCGCTACTTCGCTGGGGCCTGTGCCCCCGTACACTTGAGAGTTTGAAATGCTAGGCATCAAGTCTTTTGATAGTTTACCGTTTATGAGATCATTTATCTTTATGTCTCCAACGGCACCTCCAAGAAGATCTGGCGCGTTCTTCGATAACGTCTTTAAAATATCCCTGATCAACCCACTTAAGAGACTTGTAAGTATATCTGAAATCGCGACCTCTAGATTCTTAACGATAAGTTTAATTGGATCAAACGTTGGGAGCTTTGGTATTTCAGGTATTTTAAAATCAAAATCCCATTCCGACAAAACCTCTTCCGCATTCACGTCGGGCAATATTTTAAGATAGTCTATAAACAGTGCCCAGAAATCGTACCTATCGAAAAACTCAGCAAACAACTCTCCAAGATCTGAGAAGTCCATATCGTAGTTCAGTTTGTCAGTCACAGAGTAGGCACCTTCAATTGCATTTTTATAAAGCGTATTCTTCGCGTTTAAAAACCCAGGGTCTAAATCAACATTTAAAGATTTGGAAACAAGGTTGATAGGACTATTCAACACCTGTCTTACGTCCACGTCTGCTAAATTAAAATCAATCTTCGGCGTAGGGTGATGGTGTTTCAACAGGAATGCGGACGCATTTCCATAACTACTGGGGCTTTGAGAGATCGATGTGTTGTTTGATTGAACATTTCTTTGCTTCTTCAACAGTGGTAATTGCATTAAGTAACTGACTGTCGTAGAGTTTGTAATCGGACTAGAGTTGAGAAAACTTTCAAATCCAGATGTTAAAACACCAGGCACATCGTTTAAAGACACCAGTGCGATTTTCTTTATTTTTGCACCAGCGAATCCCCCTATGCCCTCACCCGGTCTTATGGTCGGCTCATAAGATATCAATAACGTTCCAGAATTTTCCTTGCTTATTATAAAATCGTTATCTTTTGCCAACTTCTTTAGTTTACCAAGAAGTCGAGATAAACGATCGGCCTCCTTGTTCAATGACAAGTTCTCGGGCTTTATTTTAATTCCGGTTTCGGAGAATGACTTTACCTGTTTGTCGTACGACTTCATCAGTTTAATAGCAGCTTTGACATCCTGTTCAATATCTGAAATCTTGTACGGGATTGTCACCGGAAAAGGCTCGAAGTCCATCCTTTTCTTTGCAAAATCTGCGGCTTCCTTCGCAGATTCTAGATCCACTAACTCAGATGCAGATTTTATCCCCAAATCGTATTGTTGTCTCAGCATTGACAACTCTCTCTCATACTTCTTAAGAAACTTTTTTACAGCCAGAGCATCTCTAGACTTCTGGATTAGAGCGTCCTCATCATAATTGCTTACATCCAAGCCTAGTGACTTTAACCTAAGCGCAACCTCTTCCAATACTGGGGCAATTTCCTCGTCTATATCCACCAGTTCAGTAAAGGCGGTAGTGCTTGTTATAGGGGCTCGCGGAATTAAGTCAAACATTTCTGTTCTAACACGAACAAGCGCTTTAAAGGTGGAGCTTGCGCGAGTCTCTGGTATGTATATTTTTTTTACGGCTGCAAAGATGGGCTGGTCACCTTCTGCAGTGCTTTGGCCAAATAAAACATTGATGGATTTTCCCGACTCATCTGCACCTACCGTTTCAAGAATGTTTAGGTCGTCGACAGTTAAGACACACCTTGTGTTCTCTAGTGGTCTTTTTTGGTATTTGATTATGGGCAAGAACGCTTTTCCCGCATCTGTAGATAAGTCTACTTCCCACTGGGTTTCTTTATTATAATATTTGAACATTTCCCTTACGCCGCGAGCAAGGATATCAGTTCCGTTGTTCTTAAGGTACGACTCGATGCTTGTGCCGCCGAGCTGGCTTCGAGTTACGCCGATTGAAGTAACAACGTAGTAATAATCTGGATCCTTAAACGGCTCGTTGACGACTTCTGACGGTCTCAAGCTTTCTAATATATTGTCCGGTTCCAGAATCGCTTCTGGTGTTACTGATTCCAGTTCCCTCAAGACCGGATCAACACAGTCAGCAAGGGTGATCCCCCCCTCTGGTAGCGTTACCGATGGTAGTGTGACTACAGTGTGAGGGTCACTGTAAAAGAAATCTGAGGTTAGGGGGCTCAGGCCAGCGACGGACATTGCGCTAAATGTTGCTGGGCCAAGAGAACCAAGCTCAAAGTCAAATTCAGCAGGAGTATCTAGACTGCTGTTGTCGAGTGGTGACCAGCCCGCAATCTTACTTATAGTATCAACGTTCTGCCTCTGCCACCTCATAAGGTGGCTTTTCGTGTCCGCGTCAAACAGGGCATTACTGTCAGGCAGTCCAAGAAACTTTTTTAGGACCAAAATATTAGTGTCTTTGGCTCCCATTGACAGAGGCAAGTGAAAGTTTACACTCGTACCGACGTCTGAAACGAGGAGAAAGTCTTTTTGAGTTAGTAGTTTTTTATTAATCATAGTCTACAAAAAATTCAATTTACGTTGTTGAATTTACTCCTTATCGAGCGTGCTGAGCCTTGTCTTAAATATTTCCATTTAAAAGAATTTATGTTCCATTTCATTGCAGAATTAGAAAAGGTCTCCACACTTACAAATTCAATAAGCGATGCGACGCACTGTGGTCCTCCGTTTGGAGATGGTAACGTCGGGACACCGTAAAACGGAGAAGGGTGAACGTGAGTGGACAGCGCTACGTCAAGTTGGGCTACGTTATTTACAGTAGTCTGCAGCGCTCCAACCAAAGAATCAACGATGTTGGCAAGATCGTTGATGCATTCTGCAGTGTTGTCGCCAAGTGTCATTGGCTGGAGGTTTTTGTCATCGTTGTTTGCTATGATGTCGACGCCGCGTATCTTCTTAATTCTACCACCCTGCGAATTCATCTTATCCGTTTTAGTGACGAGTTTTATACCCTCGTTGGCCACCAACCTCACTGAATCTGCCTTTATGCCCACTGCCGATCTCGCCTCGCTACTTCCAATCGTGCCTTCAACTATATTAAAGTAGG